AACATCGCAGACAGGTCCGAGCAGCGGATTTACGTTAGATCGCATTGCTGGCTACACAAACGTTGGCTTTACTGGCTACCTGTCAAACGTTCGGGTTAATTCGACAGCACTTGCAGTTGCTACAACTCCAACGTCGCCTTTAACTAATGTAGCTAATACTGTACTTTTAACCTGCCAATCAAATCGGTTTATTGACAACAGTAGTAGCCCTTTAACGCTTACAAGGGGCGGTTCTGCATCAGTCGTTTCCTTCTCCCCATTCAACCCCACTGCATCGTGGTCTGCTGCGACTAATGGTGGGTCAGGGTATTTTGATGGGAATTCGGATTATTTGACTACCCCGGTGGTATCAGCATTCGCTTTTGGTACAGGAAACTTTACTGTTGAAGCGTGGGTATATGTTCAAAAAGACCAGCCGTGGACAATAGCCTCTTCAAATTACAACTATTCTAGTGGTACTGGCAACTGGGCTTTTTATGCAAGCGGGAACATAATTTATTTTAATATCCCCGGTCAAAATCATGCGAGTAACACTATCACGTTTACTAAAGAGGCGTGGAGTCATGTTGCTTACGTTAGGTCTGGAACATCCGGGTATTTTTACTTAAACGGAAAACTAGTAAGTGGCGCAATAACCGATAACTCCAATTATTCAGGAACTACAGGAACTTTGTATGTTGGCAGGCAAAGCGACGGAACAGCCCAATTTCAGGGCTATATGAATGCGCTTCGTATTGTCAAAGGAACTGCTGTATACACGGGTGAATTTACTCCGCCAACCGCACCAATAACCAACGCCGGATCAACCTCAGCAGCATCGTATCCCAGCACTACCAACGTCAACACGAGCTTTGCAAGCTCTGAATGCTCCCTCCTCCTCAACTTCACCAACGCTGGTATTTACGATGCTACAAGCAAGAATGACTTGGAGACGGTGGGTTCAGCGCAAATTAGCACCACGCAAAGTCAATTTGGCGGTAGTAGTATTTACCTTAATGGATCAAATAGTTGGCTTATAGCGCCTTTCAATACGGTCAATGATATAGGCGGCACAGCACCGTTTACGATTGAGTTCTGGAGTTACTTCAACAGTCTGGCTGCTATTGCAACCGTGGTAGGCAAGACAAACAATAGCACTGCTTCTGGCTCACAGTTTGAATTTACAGTACAGACCAATGGGCAGATCAGTGTTACGTTTTATTACTCAAATTCGGCATTTACAGTGACTAGCGCAGTAGGTGCGATTACTACAGGTGGGTGGCAGTACGTTGCTTTAACGAGAGATACCCTAAGTGATTACAGAATTTTCATTAATGGTACTCAATCTGGAACCACGGTAAGAAACACATCAACACTCAATACGCCAACCTTAGCAACTACCATTGGTGCTCAAATTACAACGGGTAATAGGCTATGTAATGCGTATTTTCAAGATTTCCGTATTACTAGAGGCGTAGCAAGATCCATCACTGCTTCACCAACATCAGCCTTCCCAACCTTATGAGCCTAACCATGCAATACTGGACAAAGAACGGGTCTATCCCAAGCACTGAAACAGACGGCACAGAGGGCTGGCAACAGGCTCCATCACCACCGACAGAGATTCCTGAAGGCAAGGAACTTGTATGGCTAAACTGGGAGTGGATCATCCGTGACCCTAAGCCACAAGACAGAGCAGGTTACCAGTGGAATTGGCAGCATGAGACAAGAAGCTGGGTCGAGGGTGCGTGGGGAACAGTTGAGGCTATCGAAGAAACGCCGGTAAACTTAACCACCGATCAAGTCAGTAACTTAACAACCGCACAGCTCTTATAAGGCAACAATGTGTTCGGCTTTGACCCATTTTCAACTGCGCCATTCTCAGCGATCAGTGAATCGGGTGCCAACACATACCAAAAAGAGGTAGCCGAAACCGCAACGGGTTCAGATAGTTTAGATGCCATACTGGCAGTAGAAGCTGCCGTAATAGAAACATCAACAATTTCAGATAATTCATCATCCGGTTTAACAACACAAAATCTTCTATCTGAATCGGCAACAGCATCTGATGAGACTGATTCCTTAATAGCTCAACAAGCATCTGTCGATGAATCAGCGACCGGCACAGATAGTGTAGATGTTTTATTACCTATAGACGCAGTAATTGTAGAGTCAGCCACTTCATCTGACGCAATTGATTCCATTATTTTTATCGGTGGCGTTATAGCTGAATTTGCAACAGCTACCGATAGCATTTCAACAACTCATACTTTAGTAGCATCTGTTGTTGAATTTAGCCAAAGTTCAGATGTAGTGTCGGTAAGTATTGACGGCAACGGAAATATTCAAGAAAACGCTACAGCTACTGATGAAACTTCACGCGCTCAAGAACAAATTGGCAACATTAGTGAATTTGCCGCTGTTTTTGATGATTTCGATGCTTTGCAAGCCTACGAATCGTTTATCTCAGAGTTCGCAACTGGTTCTGATCAAGTTATTACGTTAGCAAATTTTCAATCCTTGATCGCGGAATTAAGCACTGCTACAGACCAAGTATCTATACCTCAAACGCTTCAAGGTGTTATCGCAGAATTAGCAACGGCTATAGATCAATTTAGCACGTTAGATTCTGTCGAACAATTAGTAATTAAGTTAAGATCGTTTACTGAACGAAGGAGATTTTAATGGCAATCAATCTTAAAGCAATTACCTCGGTACTTGGGTACCAGCAGATCACTAGCTTAAGTTCTGCTACAGGTTTAACTGTACCCCAAAAAGACATTGCGGGCTTGGCGGGGTCGCCTAGAATCGCTATTATTACCCCTGAAGGGCAGGCTGTTCGTTGGCGGGATGATGGTGTGTCACCTACGGCTACTGTGGGTATGCCTTTAGCTGTAGGCGTAACCTTACAATACGACGGCGACATCAATCAAATTAAGTTTATTGAGCAATCTGCTGGCGCTAAGTTAAACATTACTTACTACTCTTAATGAGGTCAGCATGAATATTTCTAATGATGCTCCAATGATGAATTACGTTGATTATTTCACCAAGCAGTTTCCTAAGGACTTGGCTGAAATGGCAGTTTTGCGTGACGAGTTAGCAATTCGTCAAGGTGCGCTGACAGCCGCAGAAGATGCAGTGAACGATCGTAAGAAAGCTGCGCAAGAACTTGAAGCAGCAAAAAAAGAAGCTGAAGCTATCCGCGCAGACGCTAAATACGACCAAGAAGCAGCTAAACGTGTTGTTAATGAAGCTGTTGAAAAAGCGCAAAAAATAACCAATGATATGAACGGGTTGATTAACGACACCACTAATCGTGAAAAAGCAGTCGCCGCCCGTGAAAAAATAGTCGCCGCAAAAGAGAAAACGCTAGAAAATGCTGAATTTCAGTTGTTAGCGGCTCAACGAGCGCTAGACAACGAACGGGAAATACTTAAAAACGAAACTGCGGCATTAGAAATACGCATTAAAAATTTTCAAGCTAAAGTTGCTGCGTTAACAGCTTAGTTGTCATACTAAAGTATGTAAGATATGATGTTTTAACTGTATCGGCCCAGTAGACCGAGACTCTAACGAGTGAATCATGAGCGACGAAAGTCAAAACTTAGCGGAAGTTGAATCCGCGCCAGCAACCGAGGTGACGGCCACCACGGAAATTGCACAAAATGCGCCGGAGGTCGCTGAACAAGCGCCAGAGCAGACTGAGGAAAAGCGGTTTACCCAGGCTGAACTTGACGCGATGATCAGCAAACGACTTGCAAGAGAGCAACGCAAGTGGGAACGGGAACAAAAGCTGAGGGCTTCAACGCCTGAAATGCTGTCTAGTGAATTACCAGCGCAAGATAGTTTTGCTTCAACTGAGGAATACGCAGAAGCGTTAGCCGAAAGAAAAGCAGCAGAATTACTTGCTCGACGTGATGCAGAAAGACAGCGAGCCGAAATTCTTGAGGTCTATCACGAGCGCGAAGAAGAAGCACGGACTAAGTACGAAGATTTTGAGCAAGTTGCGTACAACCCGCGTCTTCCAATCACGACAGTGATGGCCGAAACGATTCAAGCGTCTGACATTGGCCCTGAGGTGGCGTATTACCTTGGTTCTAATCCAAAAGAAGCTGATCGTATTGCCAAGTTGTCGCCTTTTTTGCAGGCCAAAGAAATTGGGAAGATTGAAGCGAAGTTGAGCGAAAATCCTCCTGTTAAGAAATCAACGAGCGCTCCCGCGCCGATTCAGCCGGTTACCCCACGGGGTGGCAACGCAAGAGTTTTAGACACGACTGACCCGCGTTCGATTAAAGAAATGTCAACGTCAGAGTGGATTGAAGCAGAGCGTCAACGGCAGATTAAGAAATGGGAAGCTCAAAACCGAGTCCGCTAACTTTTTGATAAGGAATTGTCATGGCAAATAGTTTACTTACCATCGACATGATTACTCGCAAGGCGCTTGAAATCCTTGAGAATAATCTTGTCTTAACCCGCAACGTTAACCGTCAGTACGACGATAGCTTTGCTGTTGAAGGCGCCAAAATTGGTTCGACCTTGCGTATCCGCTTACCGGACCGCGCACTTGTAACCGACGGTGCAGCACTCCAAGTCCAAAGCGACAACGAGCAGTACACCACGTTGACTGTGGCTTCACAAAAGCACATTGGCGTTAACTTCACCTCTGCTGAATTGACCTTGCAGTTGGATGACTTCGCAGAGCGCGTGCTCAAGCCTCGTATTAGCCAGCTTGCTGCTAGCATCGATGCAGACGTTGCTAACTCTTACCAGTACATCGGTAACACAGTTGGTACGCCTGGCACGACACCTGGCACGTCGTTGGTTCTGTTGCAAGCTCAACAGAAACTCAACGAGAACGCTGCTGTTATGTCACCCCGTTACGCTACAGTCAATCCTGCTGCTAACGCTGGTTTGGTTGAAGGCATGAAAGGTCTTTTCAACCCCACCGACACGATCAGCCGTCAGTTCAAGAACGGCATGATGGGCGTCGGCGTGCTTGGGTTTGATGAGATCAATATGTCTCAGTCGATCAAGCAGTTCACGACCGGCTCGCGTACGGCTACCGGCGGCACGACTTCTGCGGCTGTTACCAGCGAAGGCGCAACCACTATCGCCATCACTGGCGCAGGCGCTAATGCAACGGTTAAGGCTGGCGACGTGTTCACCGTGGCTGACTGCTATGCTGTTAACCCACAGACCCGTGAATCAACTGGTTCGCTGTTCCAGTTCGTCGTAACGGTTGATGTGACGCTTAACGGTTCTGGCGCAGGTAACTTGACGGTTGCTCCGATGTACTCGGCCAGCAACGCGCTTGCAACCGTGGCTAGCCTTCCCGCCACCAGCAAAGCTGTTGTGTTTGTCGGCGCTGCTTCGTCGCAGTACCCACAAAACCTCGTCTACCACAAAGACGCCATCACGTTCGCTACTGCCGATTTGATGATGCCGCAAGGCGTTGACATGGCATCGCGTCAGGTTCATAACGGCATCTCGATGCGTATTGTTCGTCAGTACGACATCAACAATGACCGTATGCCCTGCCGTATTGACGTGCTGTACGGCTACAGCGTGATTCGTCCGCAAATGGCTGTTCGTCTCTGGGGTTAATTAATCTAGGGGGCTTCGGCCCCCTTACCGAATTATTTTTTGAAAGGATTTATCATGGCAATTCCTAACGGTGCTGGTGGCTATCAGTACAACGACGGTAATACCGGCGAGGCTTTGTTGTTTGTTCAAGGTGCTCCTACCGCGCTTACTGGCGCAGCTACAATCACAGCGGCTCAACTAGCAAACGGTCTGTTTACGTTTGACGGCACCGCTGGCGCAATGACGCTGCCTACGGTTGCGTTGCTTGAGGCTGAAGTTTCTTCCGCAGCTAAGATCAATGCAGCGTTTACGTTTGCGGTAGTTAACATCGACAGTACAGATGCAGTAACCGTAACGGCAGGCACGGGCTGGACGCTTGTTGGCACGGCTGCGGTATCGGCAGGTACATCGTCGCAATGGCTGGCTCGCAAGACCGGCGACGGCACTTGGACGGCTTATCGGATTGCGTAATCGATAGGGGGGTTCGCCCCCTATTTTTAAAAGGATTAGCTATGTCAAACACTAAGCCAATCGGCGTTGCTTTCACTGACCAAGACATCATCGGCGCGCAGTACATATTGTCTGATGAACAGTTTGGTTACACAGCAAACGCCCAAGGTACGGTAACTCAGGCTACTAGCAAATCGACCGCTGTAACGCTTAATAAGTCTGCTGGTCAGATCACGATGAACAACGCGGCTTTGGCGAGCGTAACCAACGTAACTTTTACGTTGAACAACTCGTTCATTTCTGCTAACGACATCTTGATTCTGAACGTGAGCGGCGGTGCTACGGCTGGCGCGTATAACTGCTGGGTTTCCGGTATAAGCGCAGGGTCTGCGTCAATTACCGTGCGTAACATCTCAGGCGGCTCGCTGTCTGAAGCAGTTGTTATCAATTTTGCTCTCATTCATTGCGTGTAAAGGCGCGGGGGCTAACTACCCCCATTTAAAATTATGGCCGTCATCTATCTTCGCCACCCTACGCATGGTGCTAAAGTTGCTATATCTGACATGGAAGCTGAACATGACAGACAAAATGGCTGGGAAGCGTATGATCCTAATGCCGTAATGGATGAGCATGAGACTGTTAACGAACTTCAACCACGTCGTCGCAGTCGCAGACCTCAGGAGATTGAGTCATGACAACTGCCGCTGAATTGATTGAAGGGTCGCTTAGACTTCTTGGTGTGTTGGCCGAAGGTGAACAGCCCTCGGTTGCTGTGATGCAAGATTCCATCATGGCGATGAATCAAATGATTCAGTCATGGGATACCGAGCGCCTGTCGGTGTTCAGCACGCAAGATCAGGTGTTTACATGGCCTGCTTACACCATGTCCCGCACGCTTGGGCCTACTGGTGATTTTGTTGGCAATCGTCCTATTGAAGTTGATGACGCAACTTACTTTAAAGACCCTTCATCAGGGTTGTCGTTTGGCGTCAAACTTATCAATCAGCAGCAGTACGACGGCATCGCGTTCAAAACGGTTACGTCCACCTATCCGCAGGTTTTATGGGTCAACAATACATTTCCTGATATTGAGATGACCATTTACCCTGTGCCTATTAAAGCCTTAGAGTGGCACATTATTTCGGTAGAAACGCTCAATGAAGTGTCAAGCGTCGCTACAGACATGTACTTTCCACCAGGCTATTTACGCGCGTTTCGCTACAACCTAGCGTGCGAGTTAGCGCCTGAGTTTGGTGTAGAACCTTCGCCGCAGGTACAGCGTATTGCCATGTCAAGTAAGCGCAACATCAAGCGGATTAACTTTCCTGGCGACCTTATGGCGATACCTTATCCGATTGTTGCGACGCGTCAACGGTACAACATTTACGCCAATAACTTCTAATGAAAACGCCGATCCTTGGCTCGACTTACGTTGCCCGTTCCGTCAACGCAGCCGATGCGAGGATGATCAATTTATTTCCAGAGGTAGTGCCGGAAGGCGGCAAAGAACCTGCGTTTCTTCAGCGCTGCCCTGGTCTACTAAACCTTGCTACGATCGGCAGCGGCCCCATCAGAGGGCTATGGACGTTTTCGTCTGATAACAGTACCGCGTTTGTTGTATCCGGTAACGAACTGTACCGAATCAACACCAGTTACGCTGCTACGCTTATCGGCTCTATTCCTGGCACTGGCCCTGTCAGCATGGCTGACAACGGCATACAGCTATTCATTGCCTGCAACGGTCCTAGCTACATCTACAACGTTGACACCGGCGAATTTGGTCAAATTATAGACCCTGATTTTCCTGGTGCGGTAACGGTTGGCTATATCGACGGCTACTTTGTTTTTAATGAGCCTAACAGCCAACGTATTTGGGTTACGCAACTGCTTGATGGTACGTCTATTGATCCGCTTGACTTTGCAAGCGCTGAAGGATCGCCTGACGGTGTGGTGGGCCTTATTGTTGATCATCGTGAAGTTTGGGTGTACGGCACAAGTACCGTTGAAGTTTGGTACGACGCTGGTACGCCTGATTTCCCGTTACAGCGCATCCAAGGCGCGTTTAATGAGATTGGCTGTATCTCAGCGTACACCATCGCTAAGATGGATAACGGTCTGTTTTGGTTGGGCGCTGACGCCAGAGGCCAAGGTATTGTCTACCGCGCTAACGGTTACACCGGCCAACGCATCAGTACCCACGCGGTTGAGTGGCAAATTCAACAGTACGGCAATCTTACTGACGCGCTAGCGTACACCTATCAGCAAGACGGCCACAGCTTTTACGTGCTTATCTTCCCCAGCGCCAATACAACCTGGGTCTATGACGTTGCGACAGGCGCATGGCATGAGCGTGCTGGGTGGAATAACGGGTCATTTACGCGGCACCGCAGCAATTGCCAGATGGCGTTCAACAATAAAATTATTGTGGGCGACTATCAAAACGGCAACATTTACGCGTTTGACCTTGACACCTACGCTGACAACGGACAAATACAAAAGTGGCTGCGATCATGGCGACCGCTGCCGACCGGACAAAACAATCTCAAACGCACCGCGCAGTATTCGATGCAGATCGACATTGAGTCTGGCGTTGGGTTATCCACAGGCCAAGGTAGCGACCCAGAGGTTATGCTGCGTTGGTCTGACGATGGTGGTCACACATGGTCTAACTACCGTACATCCTCGGTTGGTAAGATTGGTGAATACGGCCACCGCGTTTGGTTTAGACGTCTAGGGATGACAATGAAATTGCGCGATAGGGTCTATGAGTTATCAATGACTGATCCTGTTAAGACAGCAATTATGGGCGCGGAAATTCTCATAACGCCAACCAATGCTTAATGTCACCAACATACCCGCACCGCGCGTCAGCATTATTGACGAGCGAACAGGGCTTATTTCGCGTGAATGGTATCGGTTCTTTTTGAATCTGTTTACGCTAGTTGGACAAGGCAACAATCAAACAAGTCTTGATGACCTTCAAGTCGGACCCCCGGCGCAAAACATCAACATATTGGTGTCAGGTAGTTCAACCGATTTAGCCCCTCCCCCTGCGCCCATCACCTCAATAGCGGACAATCAAGCGCTGCTGCCTGCTAATTTGCAATTACCAGTCGATAACGGCCAAGCATTACTGCCTTCGGTTGTACAAGCGCTAATTCAAAGTTACGCCGACTTAGCGCCGCCAGTTATTCCTCCAAGCATACCCACTAACGGCACAGTCACGAGTGTTGACGTGTCTGGTGGCACGACAGGCATGTCGTTTACTGGCGGTCCTATCACTACGTCAGGCACGATTACGATGTCTGGCACGTTAGGGACAGCTAACGGAGGTACAGGCGCCACTTCGCTTACGGGCGCGGGTATTGTCACATTGACTGACAGCCAGGTTATTACGGGCCAGAAAAATTTCACTAGTTTTTCTTGCACTTACGCAGGCGCGACTTACGCTACAACAAACGCTTATTTTGGCGAGAGCAGTGCTTATGCTGCAATAGGTGGTGTTAATGGCGTTGTATTGGCTAGCGGCGCAACTTATCCTGGCACGGGGCGATATGTGGCAGACGCAGTATCGTTCCGCCCGTACGCCACTACAACCTATAGTTGCGGAACGTTAAGCCAACGATGGACAACCGTCTATTCACAAAACCTTGATTTGACAGGTGTTGTGGCCGCAGGCACTTGGAACGGGTCGACTATAACCACGGGTTACGGTGGTACTGGCGTTACCTCCACGCCATCTAATGGGCAATTATTAATTGGTAATGGGTCAGGATATTCATTATCGACTTTAACTGCTGGCACTAACATAACCATAACTAACAGTTCTGGCGGCATCACAATTGCTGCTAGTGGTGGCGGTAGCGGCACCGTAACCTCGGTTGCAGCGTCTGGTGGCACAACAGGCTTAACGTTTAGTGGGTCGCCTATTACTACTAGCGGGACACTTACGCTGGGAGGTACGTTAGCTGCTGCCAACGGAGGAACGGGCGCTTCATCGCTTACTGGCGCTGGTATTGTTACAACGACAGATACACAAACAATCAGCGGTCAAAAGAATTTCACTAATTTTTCTTGTACTTACGCCGGTACAACGTACGCTACAACAAATGCTTACTTTGGTGAGAATAGCTCTTACGCCGTTATAGGCGGCGTTAATGGCGTTGTGTTAGCTAGTGGTGGAACTTACCCAGGCACTAGTCGGTATGTGGGCGACTCTACAGCTTTTCGACCATCAACAACTGCGACTTACAGCTCAGGTACGCTAAGTCAACGTTGGACAACCGTTTACTCGCAAAACCTTGACTTGTCGGGTGTTGTAGCGGCTGGCACTTGGAACGGCTCAACGATCGGTATCAGCTATGGCGGCACAGGATCGACAACACAATCAGGCGCGCGTACTTCGCTTGGCGTACCCGCTGCGCCTACGGGATCAAGCGCCCAACTGCTTGCCAACAATGGCGCAGGTGAGTTCAGTAATGTTAGCGTTGGGACAGGATTAAGTTATTCAGGCGGTACGTTAAGCGCAACGAATACTGGCACTGTATCCAGCGTTAGCGGCAGTGGCGGTTCGACAGGCCTCACACTCACGGGCGGCCCTATCACGACGTCTGGTACGTTGACGCTAGGCGGCACGCTGGCTACAGGCAGTGGTGGTACGGGCGCGTCGTCGCTTACGGGCGCCGGTATTGTCACGACAACTGACACACAAACTATTTCAGGTGTTAAGACTTTTTCTAGCACTAGCAACGCTTTTGTTGGCGCCACATATAAAACATCCAACGCTTATTTTTATGAAGATACTTCATACGCGGTTTTGGGTGGCGTTAATGGCGTATTAATGGCATATGGTTCTTACCCAGGAACTGTTATTTTTGCGGGCGACAGCAACACTTGGCGTCCTACTGTAGATAACACTCGGGCTTTAGGAACTGCTTCGTTTCGATATACAGTTGTCTATGCGACAACGGGTACGATTAATACGTCAGATGCGTCGCAAAAGCAGCAGGTCCGTGAACTGTCGGATGCCGAGCAGCGTACGGCGCGGCGGGTCAAAAGACTTATTCGCGCTTTTAAATGGAACGACGCCGTTGAAGCAAAAGGTGAAGATGCGCGGATTCATTTTGGTGTTATCGCGCAAGATGTGCAAGAAGCATTTGCCGCCGAGGGCTTAGATGCGTCAAAATACGGTTTGTTTTGCAGTGACACATGGACCAACTCAGACGGATCGTCACAAACGCGTTTAGGCGTGCGTTACAGCGAGTTGTTAGCCTTTATCATTGCCGCACTTTAAGGAATATTATGCCAACCATTTTATCCCCTAATCCAAAGCTGCAATTCTTCTCATCGAGCGGGGAATTGCTGGTAGGCGGCAAACTGTACACCTATCAAGCTGGCACAACCACACCGCTAGCGACCTATACTGATTCGACAGGCGCGACGTCTAACACCAACCCGATTATCTTAGACGTCCGTGGTGAAGCGAACGTTTGGTTAGGCACGTCATCATACAAATTTGTTCTTAAGGATAGCAACGACGTATCGATCTGGACGGTTGATAACATTTCTACACCGCAAGGTTTGATTGACGCGTTGAGCGCGTCGTTAGCCGCTGCGTCGGGGTCATCGCTAATTGGTTATTCGCCGTCTGGCGCAGGCGCTGTCACGACAACCGTGCAGGCCAAACTTCGTCAGACCATCAGTGTTAAAGATTTTGGTGCAACAGGCGACGGCGTTACCGACGATACCGTGGCGTTTCAAAATGCGCTGACCGCAGCAACGGGTAAATCCTTATACGTCCCTGCCGGTACTTACCTTTGCACAGGTTTAACAATTTATAGCGGCACCAACATGTATGGTGACTCGCCTGCTACATCTATTATCAAAGCTAAAAGTACGCTTGGCGCGACAACGCCGCTGCTCAAGAACCCCAATCAAACCGGCACGGCGTACGTCTACACTGACAAAGGTATTAGCGTCAGCAATATTAAGTTTGACGGTAACAACTTAGGCCCACGCACGGCTGAATTGATGTCGTTTGCTAAGGTTGAAGACGTTAACATCACTAACTGTTACGTTTACAACGTGCAATACATTGGTATTGCTATAGCAGGGTGCCTTGCGGTGGCGGTTGACAAATGTCTGTTTACCGAGTGCGGCAGCGACAGTGTGCTTGCCGAGGGTGGTGCCGCTATTTGGATGGGTCCAGCGGCTGACACGACCATATCGTACGACGTAAGCGTTAGCGAGAGTAGCTTTATCAGCAACAACTGGTCGGCTATGTACGCTAACGGCAATCGTTTGTCGATCATCGGTAACTATTTGTCGAACAATAAAGAGTCCGGCATCTTTATGACCGGCAACAACAACGTAATTGCTGACAACTGGATTAGCGGCCAAACTAAAAAGAACATCTCCGCGTCAGGTATTGAGGCAGGCGGTAGTTTTCATACGATCAGCGGCAACTTTGTTGGCGATTGCGGTGACTACTGCATTGCGATCACTGACGTGCAGTTTACGACCGTTACAGGTAACTCGCTTTACAACCCACGACGTGAGAGCGCGTCGTTCCCTAACGCTAGTTGCATTGGTATTATTTCGCTGACGGCTAGCCCTAACCAACCTCGTTACTTGTTGATTGTCGGTAACAACATGTGGGCGCCTGCTAACGACGCCTACGCTGCGGTGTACTTCTATGGCACATCATCAGCACCGCAGTACGTGACGATTAACGACAATCAGATGAACGGCAATACGTGGACGTCTGGTCAGGCTATCTACGTCTCATCCGGTCAAGCGTCGGTATCGCAAATCTTCCGTGACAATCCTGGCGCGTTTGATGTGTTTGACCAAGGCGGCTATGCGTCAGGTCGATTCTACGCAGGTGAAACGTTATCGCCTGCCACGGCAGCAGGCACGTTGGCTGTGGCAGCTAACACCCTATACGCTATGCCTTTTACAGTAAGGCAGCAGCAACTTTGGACAAAGATAGGCTGTACGGTCACTACCGCAGGTACAGGTGTTTTTGCGTACCTTGGTGTATATCGTATGGAAAACGGTATCCCAACGTTGTTGGTACTAGACGCTGGTGCTGTTGGGTTAACCACTACAGGCACTAAAGAGATCACTATCTCGCAACCGTTGCCCTCAGGTACTTACGCGCTTGTTTTGCTTGCTAACGCCAGTGGTGCTACGGTCAGGGCTGGGACACCTAGTGATATTGCGTTGGCTACGGTAGGATGCAGCGCAATAGGGACGGCGGACACGTTGATTACCGGCAGTCAAGCGTACGGCACTTTACCTTCAACTTTCCCTGCCGTATCTTATTCATCGAGCAGCACACCGTTGCTGACCTTGCGCTATGGAGTTTAAAAAATGACTGTAACTGCAAAAACACTGGCTGAAGGCCAGATTATTCCGAACGCAGACACAACGGTTTACACCGCACCATTGTCTGTGACGACAATTATTGATAAGTTAACGACTGCTAACTACGATTCTGTAGCGCGGGTTATTACGATCAGTATTGTGGCGTCTGGTGGTTCCGTAGGCAACGCGTACTATATTGGTAAACAAACGTTAGCACCCTACGAAACGTATATATGGCCTGAGGTTGTAGGACAAATTCTTAACCCAGGTGATTACGTGTCGGCGATTGCCAGTAACGCCACCGGCGTTAATTTACGCATGAGCGGGCGTGAGATTACATGATTCATCATCACTTCGGCGCAGGCGTATAAAGGAGAATTATTATGGCTGCTTGGATGTTACCCGCAGCAATTATAGGTAGCGCACTCTTCGGTTCTAGTTCAGCTAAAAAAGCCGCTAGCACGCAAGCTGACGCGGCTAACCGCGCCGCAGACTTGCAGATGCAGCAGTTTGAGCGACAAGTTGAACTGCAAGAGCCTTGGCGCCAAGCAGGTATTACCGCGCTTAACAAACTGACGCCGCTTGCGACTGAGTACACACCTTTTGGGATGGATCAGTTTCAGCAAGACCCAGGCTATGCGTTCCGTATGCAAGAAGGCATGAAAGCCTTAGAACGCTCGGCAGCCGCGCGAGGTGGCTTGTTGTCAGGTGGCATGTTAAAAGGTGCGCAACAATACGGTCAAGGTCTAGCGTCGCAAGAGTATATGAACGCGTTTAACCGCTACCAGGCTGAACGTAACGCTCGTCTTAACCCGCTTCAATCGCTTGCGGGCGTAGGCCAGACGGCGACCAACCAACTAGGCCAAGCAGGGCAGACGATGGCAGGCAACGTCGGTCAAGCGCTGGGCGCTGCTGCCCAAGCGCGGGCGTCGGGGTACGTAGGTGGCGCGAACGCATTGTCACAAGGTCTTGGTACGTATTTGAATTATCAGCAGGGCCAGAACTTTTTGAACGCCTTGCGCCCACAGCAAGCAGCAACACCTGCGCCTATCTATGAAGGTGGGTATTATTCTCAAGGTTTTGGAGGCTAATCATGGCCCTCGTTGACCCGAACATCGCCCTGTCGTACAAGGGCGTCCAACTGCAAGACCCGTTGGACCAATACAGCAAGGCGTCTGCTGCGCAGTTTAACGCGCTTAAGATGGAAGAAATAATTAAAGAGCGTGAGGCGTTGGCGCAGATTCAATCAACTATTGCGTCTAAAGGCGGTCCAACTGATTTAAGAGCCGCCGCGCAAGCGATGTTTAAAACGGGTCGGCCTGAATTTGTAAAAACAGCCGTATCTATCTTAGAACGATTAGACAATCAAGATCAGTTTAATCAATACTTAAGACAAACTGAGAACGCACCAACTAACGCATTAGCACCTGCGACTGCTCCAGCGACTGCTCCAGCGCCTGCTCCTGCGACTGCTCCTGCGACTGCTAACGCATTAACACCTGCACCGACACCTGCGGCCGCGCCTACTAACACCTTAGCAACACCAACACCTTCAAGCCAAGAATTACAACGCCGCTACAGAATGGTGTCTAACATCAATACGCCAGCCGCTAAAGCTGAAGCTCAGTTGATATTAAAACAGATTGAAAACGACTTCCGCGCTACGCTGCCGCCTGAGACTATTCGTACGATGACATCGCTTGGCTATCCAGCCACACCTGAAGGTTATCAAGCGTTCCAAAGCGCGCAACGACCACCCCAACAACCACGTAATCCTATTGCCGTTATTGGCCCTAACGGGCGCCCTACTTATGTCGCCGCCGAACAAGCTGTGGGTCAAACACCACTTACGGCGCCTGCTATTCAATTAATATCTCCACCAAAAGAAAAAGAAGTTAAAGAAGCACGCGCGCCGCAACCACCTTCAGGTTATAGATTTACACCATCTGGTGATCTTGAACCTATTCCAGGTGGCCCAGCGGCACCAGGGTTAGCGCCAAAAGATATACAAAAACGTGAAGCAGTGTTTCCTCAAGCTACGCAAGCAGTTAAAGGCTTTGAAACCAAATCTGATTTATTTATTCAGGACTTGAGGCGTCTTCGTGATGATCCTGGGCTAAACCAAATTACTGGCCCTATCTATGGCCGCACACCAAGCGTGAGTCAAGCAGGTAGTCGAGCACAGGCTTTATACAACAAAATTTTTGCTAAAGGTGGCTTTCAAGCGTTACAGGATATGCGCGAGGCGTCCAAAACAGGCGGCGCGTTAGGTAACGTGTCTAACGAAGAAGGTCGTCGTCTTGAAAGATCAATTGTCGGCGGTCTTGATAGAACACAAAACATTAAAGATGTTAAAAAAGGTATCAATGATTTAATTGATGAAATTAATACTTCAAAGTCTCGCGTACGTGAAGCGTATGAATCAACTTACGAGTACCGGACGCAACAAGGTACTGCACCTGCGCAACCCGCGTCAACTGGCGGCTGGTCCGTCGTGAGGTAATCATGGCCGATCAAATTTATAAAGTACGCGACCCTCAAGGTAACATCCGAGAGATCAAAGGTCCGGCTGGCGCTAGCGACGAAGAAGTTATCGCACAAGCGCAACGTTTGTTTGCCACACCTGCTGAACCTCCCGCGCCTGAACCGCGTAGTGAAGGTATGCCTACTGCACCGCGTCAAGACATCCCCTATGGTCAACTTACCGCACCGTTTATGGGTTTTAGTAGCGGTGTGGGTAACGTCATGTTTGGTGGGCAAGAGTTACTTGGTAGAGGGCTACAAGCCATAGGGGCGCAAGAAACAGGCGCCGCGTTAGCTGAAGACGCCGCTAGGCGTCGGGCGCAAGAAAAAGCAAAGATTGAGCCTTACAAAGAACAATTCCCTATCGCCGCAGGTGCAGGTGAACTTGCGGGCGAAATCATTTCTACACTTCCTGTAGGAGGTGCTATCGCAGCGCCTGTACGTGCAGCAGGTGCGGGACGTTTAGCGCAGGCAATACGTACAGGAGGTTTATCGACGGGCGCGGCGCCTGCCACTACGCTAAGTAACAGACTTGCGGATTTAGGTATTCGCGTTGGTGGGGGCGCAATAACGGGCGGTGCGACTGCCGGTCTTATTAACCCAGATGAGATACCAGTAGGTATGTTAACGGGCGGTACGGTAGCCGCTACATTACCTTCAATCATTAAAGGGGTAGGAAAGTTTGCTGGAAAAGCTGCTGATGTTGGTAATTTACCAAACCAGTTAGCCGCCCGTATGGTTAAAGAATCTTTAGGTTCTCCAGAACAAATTGCTGCCGTACGCGCTGCACTGCAACAAGCTCAACAACAAGGTTTAGATTTAACGGCTCAACAAGCTATAGCTCGTAACGGGCTTATTGTGCCTGGCTTACAAGCAACGATTGAAAAAGCAGTTAAGAAAACTGGGCTTGTTGATACAAGACTTGCTAAAGAAACAGCGCAAGAAGCCGCACGTTTAACAACGATAAAAAATATTACGCCTGACCTGCAAGCGTCTATCAATATTCGCGCCGCGTCAGCAAAGCCTTTTTATGAAGCTGCTGATAAAGCAGTTTTACCTATTGATAGTGAATTAGCCAGCGTTATTTCTAGGATGCCAGAGGGGACGTTAGCGGCTGCGGCTAACATCGCTAAGATGGAAGGTAGACCTTTCATCATGGGTAAAACTACCCCACCTAAAATTGTTGAAACCGGCGTATTAGACGCGGCGGGCAACCCTGTCACTAAAGAAGTACCAGGTAAAACGGCTGAGATTACTGGCGAATCACTACATTACATCAAGCGGGCCTTATCTGATATTGCGTACGGTCCTACTTCAACAACAGGCGCGGGTAGGGATACTCAACTAGCTGCTCGGAAATTGCTAGGTGATTACGTCAAAGTTTTTGAGACTAAAGTACCAGAGTACGGTGAAGCAAGACGCATTTATTCCGATTTATCAGCGCCAGTGAACCAAGCGCAAGTGCTTAAAGAGATGGCGTCTGTGTTGGAAAAACCAGGCGGTGGTGAGCGTATTGGGCCTTTCTTGAATGTGCTTGGGCGCGGAGAGCAAGCCATGCTTAAACGCGCTGGTGGTCGAGGTGGGCCTCGCTTTGAAGCGCTTGATGAAGTGCTGACACCGCAACAAATTTCTAGTGTGCGCGAAGTAGCTAGACAACTTGAAACGCAAACGGCTATTAAAAAGCAGATTACCGAAGCGCAACAGAGGGCGTCTGATCTCATTAAAGATGAACTACCCAACTACAGAATACCTAATATCTTTAACGTATGGGCAACTACCGCCAATAAAGTATTAGATACGTTAGGTCTTCAAATTGGTGACAAAACTATCAAAAAGATAGCTGAGGCATCTTTGTCAGCCAAATCATTTGATGAGATATTGAATACGCTGCCTGGTGAAGAAAGGTCTAAAGTTCTTAAAGCTATTAGTAACCCTAACACTTGGGGTAAAACCGGCGCTACAATCATGAAAGGCACTACGGCAGCGCTGACGCCGCCCGTAAGTTTAGATGTAAGTGGAACGTCTGAAGATATGTCTCCGGCTGAAAGGCGATTGGCTGATCAAGTACGAATGGAGCAGCGCAACATGCTTAACCCTAACCCTTCAAACCAAAACAATTTGTCGAGATAGTTATGGAGCACGATGTGGATACGCGTTTGACTGTCCATGAGGCAGTTTGTGCAGAGCGGTATAAGTCGATTGAACAGTCGTTCACACGCGTTGAAGAACGCTTCGACGATGGCTCGGCTAAGATGAAGAAACTTGAGTACCTGATGTACGCCGTCATGGTGGCCGTGCTCCTTGGTCCTGGCGCTGCTGCTATTTTTTTTAAGAAGCTGTTAGGTGTTTAAGCTAGGCAAACGATCGATCGAACGTCTGCAAGGTGTTCATCCCGATCTTGTCAAGGTTGTCGAGCGTGCGATTGATCTGTCGCCCGTAGACTTTACGGTGCTTGAGGGCTTACGCTCGCCTGAGCGTCAACAGACTTTAGTAGCATCAGGCGCAAGTCAAACGCTTAACAGCCGCCACATCACAGGACACGCCGTTGATCTTGGGGCATGGGTAGACAATCAAGTTGATTGGTCTTGGCCTTTGTACCATAAGATCGCTAACGCCATGAAAGCCGCAGCGAATGAGTTAGGCGTCGCTATCGTGTGGGGTGGGGATTGGAAGACGTTTAAGGACGGTCCGCACTTTGAACTAGACCGAAAGTATTACCCGTAATGGACCCGCTAACAATCCTTGCGGCGTTTGGCCCACTGGCTGTTGATCTTGGTAAGTCCTTGATCGGTCGGTTTATACAGACCGAAGGGTATAAGCCTACTAACATCACTGAGTACGTGCGGATGCGCGAACTTGATTTAAACATGTTCAAGGCCATGAATGACGCAGGCGGCGCTAACCCATCCTATCCGTGGGTCGAGGCGATCGTGCGGCTCATGCGACCAGGCGTTGCGCTTATTGTGCTGATGACTTGGGCAACGCTGAAACTGAACGGTCAGTCATCAGAGTCGGTCGATAACTTTGCAGCAGCGGTGGGGTTCTATCTGTTTGGCGACCGGACGCTGTTCTACTCAAAGAAACGCTAGAGCGCCCTTGCTTCTCTCAGCAACTCCATCCGCTCGCGTGCCGTACGCAGCGCCGTGTAGCGCTGGTGCAGCCGCTCTAGTATCGAGATGCGCCTGGCGCCTGCTCGCTCCTCATTAAGCAAACTCAACACCTGATCCTCGGTCATAAGCGCCAGTTCTTTGTTGAGCTTTCGCCAGTTCATACTCAATTTTGTTCTCCAGTTCGGTAATCTGCTTTTGTATGCGCTCAAGTGCG